CGAAACATGCGGAGTTCCCAACAAGTGGGGACCACCGAAAATGAACCCATCGTGGTTTGGTTGGCAAAAATGTTTGGAGATATTGAGCACACCGGCAAAACCTTTCGAAGCAAGTCTGGTTCAGCGAGCAGCTGCCGATTACATAGAGCCTATGAGGAAGATAATCCGAAATAGTGCTTATTGGAAACGCATGCGACCGTTAACGCCACACGAGAATCTGAATGGAATACCAGGGACCAAAGGAATAGATGCCATCAAGTTGAGCACTTCCGTAGGATTCCCATTGACTGGGCCAAAGAGAAAACATATTATCGAATTGGAGCCCACGGAGGAAAACCCTAACAACAGAATCCTTGGTACACATCTACAAGATGAAGTGGACAGATTCTTAGAATTGTACAAGAAAGGTCAGAGAGCTTATCCCATTGCCAAAGCGTGTAAGAAGGATGAGATCTTGCCACAAGAAAAAGACAAATGCAGAATCTTTTATGGCAATGCTTTTGCATTGACATATTTGGTGAGAATGTACTTTTTGCCTTTATCTCGCTTCATGCAGATGAATCCAATTGTATCAGAATGTGCTGTAGGAGTGAACTGTCATTCAACGGAATGGAAGCAATTGACGGATTACATGGTCAAATTTGGAAAAGACCGTGTATTTGCAGGAGATTATTCGAAGTACGATCAACGTATGCCAACACAAATGATTTTGGCTGCGCTGAGTATTTTGATAGATCTAGCAAAGGAGTGCAATTACACTGATGAAGACTTGAAAGTCATGCGTGCTATGTGTGGTGATCTTGCTTTCGCCTACATTGCGTATGATGGAGATATGATTTCTCTAGTTCAAGGAGGACACATCAGTGGTAATTCGTTGACTGTTGTCATCAACAGTATTGTGGGGTCGCTGAATTTACGTTGTCACTATTTTTATGAGTATCCGGAGGAAAAGGACTCATTTCGTGATCACGTTGCGATCATCACTTATGGGGATGATAACAAGGGATCAGTTTCGGCTGATAGGCCAAAATTCAACATCAAGCGATGTTCAGAATTTTTGGCTAGGTACG